GAAGTACAGTTTTTGATCATTCGTCAATTGACCTGTGCCGTCCCCGCGGTGGCGAGATTGGGTCTATGTTCGCGACCGGAGATCAGATGGAACGTTCCGTAATGTTCAGTCTTGACGATGTTTGTGGCAATACCAATGGACTTGGCAACGGCGTCTGGATAAGTGGTTCCCACTCCTCCGCAAGCGCCGGCGCCAGCTTTACGTACCTCAGTGGTGCAGTAAGTGGTGTCCTCGACGCTGGCTTCGATCGTTTCACCGTTCCAATGTACGGCGGCTTCGACGGAGTGAACATTACAGAAATGGATCCGTTCAACAGCAGCACACGCGCCGCATGCATACCCACTACTGCTACTAACCTGACGAGTTACTCTTTCAACACATATAACCGTGTTATTGATGCGATCTCCGACCCTGAGGTTGTTGAAATGAATTTAGCGGCAGCTCCAGGACTTACAAATAGTGGACTTACCACAAAGCTCGTGCGCACTTGCGAAGATCGAGCCGACGCCCTAGCCGTTATTGATCTGCCCTTTGGTTATACACCCCGCGAAAGTTCTGTGGTTAGCAATCCCCGACAGAACACTGAAAGCACCATCCGAAACAACATTAATAATTTGCGGAATCGATCCCTGAATTCTTCTTACGGTTGTACTTTCTATCCATGGGTTCGAGCACGAGACACCATTAACGGTACTTTCGTGTGGGTCCCCCCGTCAGTCGCTGCAATTGGTACATTCTCCAGCTCGCAGCGCAAGACACAGGTTTGGTTTGCACCGGCCGGCTTCAACCGCGGCGGACTTTCTGAAGGCTCCGCCGGTATCCCGATTACGGATGTAGCCCACGCACTGCGACGCAAGGATCGCGACGATCTCTACGCGGCAAACATTAACCCGATTGCCAAGTTCCCTGCAGAGGGTATCGTGATCTTCGGACAGAAGACACTTCAGACTACCCCATCTGCACTGGACCGTATTAATGTTCGACGCCTTATGATCTTCGTGAAGAAGCGCATTTCGCAGATGGCTGCTACAGTCTTGTTTGACCCGAACGTTGAAGTCACATGGTCTCGCTTCCTGAGTATGGTTGATCCTTTCTTGTCGGGCGTGAAGGCCAACTTCGGTCTTTCGGACTACAAAGTTATCTTGGATGAGACCACTACAACTGCGGAACTGGTCGATCGAAACATCATGTATGCGCAGATTTTCTTGAAGCCGACAAGGGCCATTGAGTTCATCGCGATTGACTTTAATATCACGAGAACGGGCGCGTCATTCGACGATTAGGAAATAAAAAATTAATCTAGGAGGTTTGTTCCTCCTAGACTATATAATATAAGGTTTAAAAGGAGACTTAATATCATGACATTTTGGAGTCAAGCGCTATCGGAGCCGAAAAGGCAACACAGGTTTTTGCTGGAGATGCCGCTGCTCGGCACAGGCGAAAACCGAGAGCAAGCAGTCTATCAGCGCTATCTAGCAAAGACTGTCTCTAAGCCTTCATACACCATAGGGGTGACAGAACATAAGTTCCTTGGAAACACTTTCCATTATCCTGGCGCCGTTACATGGGACGAAGTATCCTGCACGATTGTTAACGCTGTCGATCCGAACGGTGATGCAATGTTGTATAGAGCCCTCTATCAGTCCGGTTACTATGATCCAGGCGATCAGGAGGCCTACTTCGGCGCCAACTCCTTCGGGAAACCCGGTACTCCTAACAAGGCAAACGCCCAGGCGACCCTTGGCAATGTAAAGATTATTGAGCTTAATGGTGCCGGGTTTGCAATTGATAACTGGACACTTAATGGCGCCTGGATCTCAAGTGTTAAGTTTGGCGATCTAGACTATTCCGGCGAAGAATTACTTAATATTGATATGACTTTCAGGTATGATTGGGCTACATTCGCTGACACCGGTCAAGGTGGTGAGGGACTGCAGCCTGGCGAGCGCGCGCCGAACTTCTTCGATCGAGGAACGGCGTAGCTCAGGTAAACCATAGCGCAGAAGCGCAGAAAGAAGGTGATTTGTGAGTAGAAGGAATAACTTGGAGCGCTCGGGCGCCGCAGACAAAGATGCGGCACCACCTCCAACAGCTGTTACACAGCAAGATGGGGGTGATATATTTTCATTTATAACCCCCACAGAATTTGTTGACCTCCCCAGTCAGGGGCTCCGATATCCAGAGGGACACCCTCTGCATAAGATAGCGACGATTGAAATTCGTCACATGACTGCTAAAGAAGAAGATATTTTAACTTCCGAGTCCTTGATTAAGAAGGGCATTGCTTTGGATAGACTGGTACAAGCAGTTGTCGTTGATAAAAGTATTAAGCCAGAAGATCTGTTGATTGGGGACAAGAATGCTGTCCTAATAGCAGCCCGAATAACTGGTTTTGGATCCCAGTATCATACAAGTCTTACTTGTCCGTCTTGTACAACAATAAACGAAACAACCTTAGACCTGGATGACCTCCAGAGTAAAGAACTCACTGATCTTCCTGAAAATGTTACCGCAACAGAAGAAGGAAATTATGTAATTACGCTTCCCGATTTTAATGATCTAGAAGTGGAAGTCAGATTGCTTACGGGCCATGATGAAAGATTCATTATGAAAAAAAGAGAAAAGCGCCGCAAGCTTAAACTCGCTGACACCAATGTTACAGATCAATTAACGGCCATTATTGCCAGAGTAAACGAGATTACCGACCCCGCATTGCTAGCGCAATTTTCAGAACAGGTTCCAACTCGAGTTTCTCGCGAAATTCGGAACACCTATGAAGAGCTAGTCCCGGACTTGGATATGACGTTTGGCTTTGAGTGCGATAATTGCGGCCACGTGGGTAAGGTGGGTATGCCTATTACGGCGGACTTTTTTTGGCCTGACATCTAAGTACCAAGAAGGTGTTTATGAAGAACTTTTTGTTCTAAAACACCATGGCGGCTGGTCTATTTTCGAGGCATACAACTTGCCTACCCAGCTGCGCAGATGGTTTGTTCAGCGCCTGATAAAAGAGTTCGAAAATCAGAACAAAGAAATGGAAAAAGCATCCAAGGCCAATAGTAGAAAAGGTTAGCTTTATAGAAAGCCGCTCGAAGGAGCGGCTTTTTTTATATTCTACTATTTATTGATGAGGTATATCTAATGGAAAAAATGGTAATAGACTTAAGTGTGGGCTCGACCTCGGGAAACCTAGAGGAAGGCGCAATTACTGCATTTGCAGCTGCCACACAGCAAATGCTTACACGAATGCTCCTTGCGGGCTTTGATGTACCGGTGAGTATACGAGGAACTCAAAAACAAATCGATGCATTTTTCGGCGCGCTAAAGGGAGAAAAGCGTTATATGACCTCATACATGAAGCACGGTCTAGGCGATAACCGCACCATGCAAAACCAGCATACCCTAAACCGTTCCATCGCGGCCTTCGAAAATGAAACTGGCTTAAAGTGGCCATTTAAAAACTAGGGTCGGGTGATGGACGAAAAGCAACTTCTCGAAGCCATCCTCGCGGAACTTAAAAAATCAACCGCCGGCGACGGCCTCGGCGGCGCCCGCGGCCCTTCGATGGATATCGGCGCGGCCTCACCTCGCTTTGACAAAGAAGCAGCTCAGCGCCAGATCGAGCATGCCAAAGAACACAAGGCAGAGATGGACGCTCAGATCGCTGCGGGAAAAGAGCTCGACTGGGTGCAACGCCAGCAATATGACTCCATCACTGCAATAAGCGAGGCCAACGCGGAAAATGTCGGAGAAGTAAAAGGACTTATAACGAATTATGTAAAGCTGGGCGACGAGATGAAGAAGGGCTCGATGAAAGCCAAAAACGCGACGTCGCAGATGTTCAAGCTCTCTGGCGCAGCCAACACCCTTAACGAGTTAGTCCCCACTACTACGAAACAATGGATGTCTTTTGGTACTGAATTGGTTGAGGGTGCGAAGAGCGGCAAACTTTTTGTAGCCATGGCCGCAAAGCTCATCGGGACAATGATCAATATCGCGGTGGCAACGGATAAGGCGACAGCCAGCTTTGCTGCATACAGCGGCGCAGTAGGCAACGGCAATCATCTCACCAGCAAATACGGCAAAATACTGAGTAAAACGGAGCGCCAAGCTGCAGTCTTCGGTGCCACCCATGCCGATATCGCCGGCGTGCAGCAAGCGATGTTCGGTAATTATCAGAATTATACCAGCTTAAGTGGGGACCAAGCAATCGCGCTTGGAAAACAAACAGCTGCTTTGAAAAAACTCGGCGTCGCAGAGCAGCTCACCACTCAAATTTTCGATACTGCCACAAAATCATTAGGATACAATGACACCGAGCTGGTGGGGCTTACCCAAACTCTACACGACACTGCGGTCAGCATTGGAAAACCAACGGCACAGGTCGCCGCGGATTTCGCTGACGTTTCAAAGAAGCTTGCCTTCCACGGTACTAATGTTGTGGGAATTTTTCAGAACCTAGAGAAGCAATCTAAGGCGACGGGTCTCTCAGTCAGTGACCTAGTGGGAGTTTCAGGGGAAGCTTTTGATACATTTGATGGTGCCGCCGAAAAGGTGGGTCGCCTGAACGCAATACTGGGCGGACCATACCTTAATTCTATTGACATGTTGAATGCTTCTGAAGATGAACGTCTTGAGATGATCAATGCGTCCATGGATGCCAGCGGTCAAATGTTCTCTGAGTTAGGAAAGTACGAGCAGAAAGCAATCGCGTCTGCCCTAGGGGTAGAGGTTGATGTTGCACGTAGAATGTTTGGAAACCTCTCAGCTGCCGAAGAAATTCAAATCAGGAAGCAGGAAGAAGTCGCCGAGACCGCGCGCAAAGCACAAGAAGTAATGGACAAACTAAAGAACGCCTTTTATAGTTTAGTTGTGGCCGTCAACAAACTGTTCGCGCCTTTCACATGGGCAGTCGAGAAATTCTCTCAATTCACTGCATGGCTGAATGAAGGCGACAGCGCAGCCAAGAAGGCATTCAAGTGGATTCTTAATCTCACCGTCCTTTTTGGCGGACTCTGGGGATCGCTGAAGATGGCAGGTAAAGCTATCGCGAAGCCCGCGCAAGCCCTCCGATGGCTAGGCAACACCCTGCGCGGAGTAGGCGAAGCCGGGGGCTTTCTTCATGGAGCGGGAACGAGAGTCTTAAATCTTGGTCAGCGACTGGGGTCGATGGGAAGCGCGCTGCTTAAGCCATTTACTTTGATAGGAAAGGCATTTAGGCTGCTGCTTAAGCCGTTTACTTTGGTAGGAAAGGCATTTAGGGGAATTTTCCAGCTTTTTAGAGGAGGGTCGGCCGCCATGTCGGTCTTCATGTTATCCTTGCGCGCCGGCTTGGCCGCGGTTAAGACGGGCTTTGCTAGCTCAGGCGTCGGGATCCCCATATATCTTGCTATTGCTGCGGTCGAAACCCTGATCTTTAGTCTGAACAACTTGTGGGCCATTTTCAAGAGCGTTTTTAAGCTTATCGGAGGGATTGTCTCAGGCGACGGGGCCAAGATATCAGAAGCCTTTAATACCATTATGGAAAATATTGCTGAGATCTTCTATAAGGGTCTCAATGCTCTGACGTTTGGCCTTTTTGGGCTTATTGTTAAATGGGCCGGCGGCAAAGAGAAAATCTTAGAGATATTTAAGTCCCTCGCCACCAACGCTTTCATGCCTCTTATAATAGCCGTGAAAGTTGTGGGGTTGGTCTTCAAGGGGTTGTGGCTTGTTGCGAAGACCGTCTTTGGGGGAATTAAAAAACTTGTTGGCACTGTGATTTCAGCATTCAAGGGTGCCTTTGCACCCGTCATAGAAGCTTTTAAGGGAATCGGTGCCTCATTCGGGAAAGCGTGGGGCACCATCAAGGCGGCAATTCAACCGATTAAAGATGCGTTTGCTTCTATCGGCGCAGCATTCGCAAGCATGTTCGGCGGAGGCGGCGGCTTTTTGGACGCGGTCTTTAGCGGCATAGAAGTGGCTTTTGGTTTTATAATGAAGGTGGTGTTGCTCCCCCTTGAGGCCGTCTTTGGACTTCTTGGTCTCGCCATTAAGGGTTTTGCAATACTGGTTCAAATTGCTCTAACCCCCATTGTATGGCTTTTTAAGGGCATCGGCCTCGCCATAGAAGTCATGGCCCAGATAATTAAATTTGCTCTGTCCCCTGTTGTAGCAATCTTCCAGTTCATCGAGCTCATTATAGAGGGAGTAGCGAAGACGTTCGAGTTCCTCGGCAAGGTGATAATGTCACCAGTTACTTTCATCCAGGAGATGTTCAACATGCTCCCAAAATGGATCGTCAAACGAGCCGTGAGCGTCCTGGGCATCGGTGGAGGTACCAGCGATGCGACTGCCGATGTACCAGGCGAAAAAGTCGACGATGTTATTATTACTGCCAGCGGAAAGCTAATTAAGCCACATCAGAAAGATACCATAATCGCCACCAAGCCAGGCGGAGTCCTGATGAAGAATCAAGAAAAACAACAAGAGGGGTTCAGCCAAATGTCGTCTATGGCCGGGAAGGTATTCGGCGCGAGTCCTCTTGGGATGCTCCTCAAGGCCGGCTCCGGAATGGCTGGAATGGCCGGGAAAGCGCTCGGAGGCGGACCGGACGGTGAACAAGGTCCTCCAAATGTAAAAGTAGATGTTAACGTTAAAATTGGTGAAAAACAATTAACCGACATCATTATAGAGGCGTTATCATCGCCGGAGGCTGGAAAGGCAATATCGCCTTTCTTAAACTAGAGGTATAAATATGTCAGCAATCAACGCAAACCCAAGCGACCCCGCACTCATTGCGGATCCATTTTTTCAAGTTCACATTACGCACTTACCGACAAACAACACCATTAGTTTTAAAGGGTGGGTAACAGAGTTCTCTGATGCGTTCACATCTACCTGGAATTCGGAAACCGTTTATGGACGTATGGATCCATTAGTAACTTTTCAAAATACTGGACGAGCTATTTCCCTTGGCTTCGATCTTCCTGCCGCAGACGGCAACGAGGCTGCAGCTAATCTTGCTAGATTAAATCGTCTCGCACAGTTTTTATATCCGATGTACTCAGAAGGACCCGACCGCACTATACAAAATACGCTACAAGGGGGCCCCCTCATAGGATTGAAGTGGACAAATATGATTGGAAATGCACAAAATGGTGAAAGACTTATTGGGTATTTAGGCGGCTTCACATATCAGCCTGATCTTAACGCCGGCTCATTTTTCTCAACAGGGACCTCCACCGATGTTGTAGACACCACTACCAACGACGACCGCCAAGAAGGCTATGAAACGAGGGATGTCTCGACTTCCTCTGAGCGCGTCCTTATCCCAAAACTGGTGAGTGTAAGCTTGAACTTTACGGTTTTACATACTCATTTAACCGGTTGGTATAAAGGCGGCGGCGGCGCTGGAGGGTATACTTTCGGAAACTCTGATGTAGATGCTAAGTTCCCCAGTGCTCATTTTGTAGTTAATTCTGAAACACAATCCCAGGAGTCTGATATTGGCGGAGGCGACGATGACAGTTATGAAAATGTGGGAGAAATACAGAAGAGTAAAGAGTCTGAGGTTCTTAATAAGGGGGGAGTTAAGTAATGCCAAAAAGATACGATAATCGAAGAATTCTTCTGAATAGGGAGCCTCTCTATGACAACTATTTTGAAGAGCGGCATGTCAAATCGATTCGTCAGTATAACTCTGCAACCATGAGGTACCCCACGGCAGCCGAACTAAGTCGTATCACACAGAAAAAGCATATTTGGGGCACTGGCGATCGTTACTATAAAGTTGCCATTGAAAACTATGGTTCAGCTCAGTATTGGTGGGTGATTGCCTTGTTCAATAAAAAGCCCACGGAAGCTGATATTAAGAATGGCGAAGTAATTTGGATTCCTTTGCCTTTAGAAAATATACTGAGACTGTATAATAAGGTTTAGTATATGTCAGTTGTTAGTTTCAATTGGGGCAACACCGCCTATTATAAAATCGACCAACGCGTGGGCATTATGTCAGCGGACGCCGCGGACGGTGGCTCTGGCATTCCCGCCACCCGAGCCCGGGCAAGACAGTTTGCTCTCTCGGACCTTGCTGGTCTGCGCGCGCCTAACTATCAGGGATCAGCTGACAACATATGGCATCCCGAAGAGCTGGAGATCGTGGAAGAGGACACCGGCGCCTTGGCCCAATCGACCGGCTACTATAATGTTACTTATCGCATCCCTAGGCTAGCTGCTGATGCGGCTTCTCAGCAGCCCCATGTCCTTAATAACGAACTCCGACCTGTGCCGATCCCCGAGCCCACCGGTGCAGACAACAAAGCTGCCATCGTGGCTAACTGCCCTGACCGCGCAGCATTCGCTATTCATGATGGTAAATACAAAGTTACTGTCGTAGTCGACAACGCAGACAGTTCTTCGCATAAGAAGGCGTGGGCAGCCGCATGCCTGCAGATGGCCAACGCCTTCGCTCCGGAACGCGCCCCCGGGAACCACGTGGAAGCTTTCCACGGCGACCCGGAGATTCCGAACGGCACATATGTGGGCACTCCCGGATCCCCCGGAGTCTTTATCGACGCAAACGACAACGCGCTGCTCTCCTCGTTTTCTGCGACCGGGATTCACGGCTTCGACGTCGCCGGCGGATCCTGCCGGTTGCCCGAAACCACAACGGACGGCAAGGGGTGGCGCCAAACAGGAAAGTATATTGCAACCTTCGCGGTTGGAGTGAACAATGTAATAACCGCAAATGTGATACCTGGAGACCCCGCGGCTGCAGCTGCAGGGGAAGACCCAAGCGAGACTGGACCAGCTGGAGAAGACCCAAGCGAGACTGGACCCGCCGGCGAAACCTCTCCGGACGCTCCCCCCTCCGCACCAGCAACTGCCAACCCTGACGCGCCGCCTGGTGTGGAAGAGAGCACAGGCAATTATATAATTACGGTTATAGTGCCGGAGGGTGAAGATCCAAAGGAAGCGGCAAAAGATCAGCTGGCGAAATATGTTACTGACTCCTCCCGTGCCCGGGCCTCTAACATCAACGTTGATGGTACCCTTGAACCGCTGAGTTCCGATCCGGCCGGCGGCAGCGGGGATGTTAACGGGAAAAAAATTCTTATCATGGGTGACAGTCAGTGGCACGGAACCGCGCTGGGTAAAGCCGTCAAGGAGAGCCTCGAGGCTAAAGGCGCCGAGGTTCGAACCTTGTGGAAATATGGCAAGGGAGCCGCAGTCGCTGCCAGCTACTGGGGGATCACAGTCAACAGCAGTACGGGCAACATCAGTGTAAGTTCTAGTGGATTGCTGGGATCCATGCTCAGCAGTTTCAGTCCCGAGATTGTTATTATAGGTTTGGGTGGTAATGATTCGTACGGATGGAACAATAAGAAGGAAAAATATAAAAAAGTATTAGAGGGGTGGATTACTGCCTTTAAGGACGCAGGAGTTGAAGAAGTTCGCTGGCTAGGTCCCTCCTATGCTACCAATCTAATGTCTAACGGACGGTCTTACGATACAATTCGTCAAAAGATCCGTGAACACCAGCAGGAATATCTGACCTCCTCCCCGGTCGCCGGGATACGAACTACTTGGACAGATACGGTCCCCCTCACCAGAGATCTCGAACGTAAAGATGATGGCGTCCACTATGTAAGAGGAGCGGCGGGTTATGAGGCGTGGGGAGAACTTATGACCTCCGAGTCCGGACCCCTCGGAGATTTGATGTCCGGTAGCGCTGCCGGCTCTACCCGCGTTCAATATGCAGTTCCAATCCAAAAGGTACAGGTAACGTCGAAGCCCCCCAAAGGAGGCACCGGATACGAACCACCACCAGCCGCGCCGCCCGCGGGCGACTCGGACGACGACAGCACGAAGGAACCAGCAGAAATTAATTTAGAGCCCCTCGATTTCCAGTGTGTGTTGATGCAAAACATTCGTCAATTAGCAGCGAAGCATCAGTCTGTAGAATATCTTCATAACAAGCGACTTACTAGTGATAATCCGGGCAACGTGTTGTCTATCATTAATCATGGAAACATGACAGATGAAGTGAGAGAGTTGCTCAGCATGTGTCCCGAAATATATGGATCGCTAACTCCATTTCTTAAGATCTGGCGCGTAGAATATGACGATAAGGGCAACGTATTAAAGAATTCTGATGGAACCCCTAAAGAGAAGGAGTTACGAATTCCTAACTTTGTTTCTGAACATGATGTGGAAGATATTTTGGCCGGCCGACGGAGTAGAATTTCTGGTGCGGGGCTCAAAAGGTTTTCTTGGGAGCTAAAAGGTGTCCAGCCAGCCGAGGTGGATAACAACATCACGGCCAAGTTAGAAATCTATTTCCAATCAGTGGGAGATTTTTTTGGAGGAGCCGAGCAAGCCGGCGGAAACGTTCCTAACTTCTTAGATTTAATAATCAACTCCCCAGCCGTGCGAAAAGTAAAAGATAAAAGCGGCACGGGAAGCCAATCCCCCAGCGGCAAGCCGCGAAAATGCGGAGGCGGCGCAGCTGCCTCTAACCAATATGACGGAGCAAACTTTAGAATTAAAGTGTGTGCCGGGTGGGCTGCCCCGGAAGATATGGAAAGCATGTTCCCCACAATGCCGCCAGCTAAAATTAAGCTTCTGCGGGAAGCCGTCATGGCTTCGCGAGCTTCCTTGTTTTTGCAACAGGTGCGCCACAATATTCAATTTAATGAAAACGGCTCACTACTGTTAAGCATTGACTATCATGCGGCTCTGACCGGCATGCTCCGCGGCACCTCGGCCGATATATTTGCCGACGGCAAGCAAAAGGATGACATTAAAAAGCTTCGCGACGACAAGCGCAACAATGATCAAGAAGCCGCCGATGAAGATACCAGCGACGACAAGAAGAAGGAGCTCGACTCGGATACGGACGATTTGCTGAAAAAGATTGATAAACTTGAACAAGCCGATAAACTACAAAAGTATAGAATGCTTCTCAAAGGACTCTTTGCTAGTGATAAAGTTATGATTTTGGAACTCCCGGCCGCAGAGGTGTATACGAAGGGTATCGATGATATGACTCACGAAGAGAGAGTTAAATTTGCTCGTGAACGGCAGTCTTCGACGTATCTCTCTGGCGAGAAACTCCGAGGAGGCGCCTTCGAATCTTCAACTCTCGATGCCCTCTCCGACGAGGACGACCTCGAGGACGCGGCAAAAAAGGCCGACAAAGCTGGGTCAAAGAAGGCGAAGCAGGCGACGAAGAAAGTCAGAAAAGCGAAGAAGAAGGACACAGTTGAAATTCCGTTTATGTATCTGGGAGATATCCTTGATAATGTAATAAACCAAATTAGAACCAACAACGCCGCCCCCCTTAACTTTGCATTTTTTGTTTCTGAAGTAGAACTAATCGATCCCTTGGTAGCATATCAGGTTAAAGATTTTGCTGACTACGCGGCATGCGGAAACGTAAAAGATACTTATGTCTTAAATGCCATGGAAGCGGCCACTCCCGGTATTACGTTGAAGGGCTCCGAAGGACTCCTATTAGAGATAAATATTGGTGACATTCCTATCTCCTTGGATGCATTCCAGAAGTGGTTTACTGATAAGGTAATTAAAAAGAGTCTTGATCACTACTATTTTTTGAATTTCATCAAGGATATTAGCTCACAGCTTATTTCCAATTCTCTTAAATCTCGCTGTTTCGGTAAAAAATATAAATTTTTTCAACGATTTGATGCACAGCCAATAAACCTAGGTGGCGCCGCCGAGTTGAAGCCGAAGAAGCTTGTCTCGGACAAAAAGTTAGCTAGTTACAAGAGAAAGCTCACGTGCGAATCGTCTGCTGGCGAGAGCCTGCTGTCCATTGTATTGATGTCAACTGATACTAAACCAAAATCTTTACGAGGAGACTTTGAACAAGATTTAGAAAACGGTATTTATCATAACTACATTGGATCTTCGTGCGGACTGGTTAAAAAGATTAATTTTAATCGCGAAGATATGCCTTATATGCGGGAATCTAAAATACAAAAACAGGGCGCCCTAGGTGCTGCTCAGCTGAGAGAATTATATTCTGTGGACGTTGATCTAGTGGGAAACAATCTCTACCGCAACGGGTCTTACATCTATGTCAGCCCTCTTTTGCTGGATACGACCATGGCCGAATTAGAGTTTTTGGGTTTGCATGGATATTATATGGTGACTAGTGTAGGTTCTGAGGTGACCGAGACATCCTTCACCACAAAGATTAAGGCCCTCCACGAAGGGGTGAAATTCCAGACCACCAAGTTGGGGTCGACCACTCAACCAGCCGCAACCCCCGAGCCGTCGGATAATCCAGAAAAAGAAAAGGACGATCAGACCGCGCCCCCGCCGGCGACCACTGGCCCGTCGACTAATCCACCTGAGAGTGAATCGACTCCCCTCGAACAGATTAATGCTGGCTTGAAGGCGGCAGGGAAGCCACCAATCACCAAAGAGCAAGCGAAGGCTCTGCAGGGGCTGCTCTAAAAAGAGGCCGCATCGCTATATATTAATATGACTATAATCTTCAACCCCCGAGACCTCTTCAACCCACAGGGAAGCAATAGTCTTACATCATTGGGGATGTATTATCAGCGCCTTCTGTATAAAGAAGAAATATACCCTGATGATGTGACTGCGCCATTGGACACATGGTACGACAAAATGTTCTATGGACGAGTGGATCATAAGCAGAACACTATAGACCCCAAAGAATCGCGACTCAAAGCCGTCCCTGACTCTAAAGAAGTTTATGCTTTAAATTTTGTGGCGGATGCCTTTAAAGATTTTTCTAATCACATGAAGCAGGCAACAGCCATCGGCATTTGTGCGAAAGATGGCAACACCAGTATTACTAACCTTGTAGCTCACAAGGGGTATGAGCCCTTTGCCCAACTATATAATGAATTTTTAGGAGCCAGCTTTGAGGCATATGTGGGGAGTATCTCCCCGAATACTCCTAAAATTACTGATCTTGCCTCCTTTGCTAAACATTTTATTATTTTCCTTAAAAAAATTGCAGCCAACTTGCCGCTAACTTTGTGCAATTACACTCTTACAAATCATTTTAATACTTTTAATACGGGACTCTCGATTAGCATTGCTTCAAGCTTCGCACCAGGCGAAGACGCGCCAAAGTATACTGATTTTATCAATGATCCCAATTTTCATTTTTACGTCGCAGCTGCAAAAAAGTTTGGTTTTACTGTCAACAAGAATATGCCATGGATTCTGACCGCCGATCTTTTTACTGCCGCCAGCATGAAATATATTTCGCGTTACAAGGGATCGACAGGGGCGCCCATAACTGACCAAACCTTCTTTGATGTATTATATACTAAAGTGTGTTATAAAGATATTCACCGGTTGCGTCTGTTCATTAAAAATAGTTATGAAACCTTTATTGCTTACCATCCGTTTTATGAGGAGCGTGTAACATCTCACCACTGCAATCAGTTGGTGCTCAGCTCACATCGCCGACAACAGTTGTTGCCGGATATTACAACTATACTTACAGACAAATACATGATAGACTTGTATCTCGAATTACGAAGTCTTGAAGCAGGCAATCCTGTTCAAATTACTACCAAGCTAAAGACTGAGTTGGCAAATATATACAGGCTCAAGCCGGACGCATCCCTCACGGGGCTAGAAAACGCTATAGCGTATATTAACATGATATATCGCGATTACATCTACAGCGTGACATACCCTTCCATCAACGAATTTATAAAACTACTTGACAATAACGCCATGGCTGGTACAATATCTACAGTAGCTTCAATTGCGACTGAGCTGTATTAATTAAGGGGAGAGTATGTTGTTTCAGGTGTTGGATTCTAAGTCTGACTGTGTTGGGTATTTTGCCGACAATAGTATAACTTCGACATCCCAGCTCCCAGAGAGTGGCAGCACGTGGGAGTACTCCTCCCATCTTCCCGGTGAACACTACAAGATAGGACGCATCTACAGCCAAGGAGCGACGATTACAGACGTTTGCCCGGAAGATATGAGGGAGGACTGGGAAAAGATCAAGAAGACGCTTAGAGCGTGTCTCAAGTCCTTTAGAACCGCCCGTCTTTCATTGGATGAAAACTGCTTATATGATGCAGTGCCCGAATACTTCCTTTTTCAATACCTGGAGGCCAAGAATAAGATCACACAGCACGTGCTGGACACAATCCCCTGTCCAGCCAATTATGATTTTATGTATAATCTGGTTGAGATGCTCTCGGACATTCGTTCTCGCGAATTGAGTGTAAGTGTTGGACCCATTCGACATCTCCTGAGTTCTGTGCGAGGACTTAACTTCCATCGCACCCTCCAGACCGTGAAACACACGTGTGACTATAACCCATGGGGCACCGTCACGGGCCGCTTGTCCACAAATCCCAATAGCTTTCCTATTCTTACGATGAACAAGGAATTCCGCGCGTGTATTAAACCAAAGAACGACTGGCTGGTGGAGCTTGACTTTAATGCAGCCGAGTTGAGGGTGTTGCTCGCCCTCGCTGGTGTAGAGCAACCAAAGAACGACATTCATAACTGGAATGTTGAGAACATTTTCGACGGCAAGCTAACCCGCGCCGCGGCCAAGATTAAGACATTCGCATGGCTGTATTCTAGTAAGGAAAACAAGGACTTAGAGCGCCTATATAACAAGGATTTGGTACGGAATAGGTACTGGGATGGCTTAAAAATTACGACGGATTATGGTAGAATAATAGAGAACGTAGACGAGCATCATGCGCTCAATTATATCGTTCAAAGCACCACAATTGACATGGTGCACGAGCAGGCTTACAAAGTCTACGAGCTTTTGAAGGGGAGAAAAAGCCACATCGCATTTCTGATTCACGACGCTGTGTATATCGACCTCGCCGAAGAGGATCGCTACGAAATTTTAAATTTACTTGACACCTTCAAGAAAACGCGTTATGATATGTTCAAGGTTAACGTCTCCGCTGGAAAGAACCTCGGAGCAATGAAGGAATTAAAATTATGAAGAACAATGTGATAGATATCAATGCAGCCAAATATCATATCCCGTCGCCGAAGCGGTATACTGATGGCGTCCACGAAATCGATGGTGTTTCGGGATACCTCAGGCTTGAACTTATCGGGATCCTAGAGGAATGCGCCCTAGCATTTGACTGTGACTACCAAGAGCTGAGCGTTGGCGATGTGTTGGAGTATTTGGTGGCACGGGAAGAAGAGCGTCAGCGATGAAAGAGAAGAAACTATACCACAAACTCGTCCGCGACCGTATCCCCGAGATTATCCAAGAAGCGGGAAAGGATTTTCAAGTCCGCCAAGAACGCGGCGATCGCCTGCAGGATTATGCTATGCGGAAACTACAGGAAGAGGTGATGGAGTTCGTCGAGAACCCATGTG